GAGTGAACGAGGCAGTAGTGGGAGTTGAGGACGAGGTTCGTGTCCTTTCCCAGTTGGGAAACGCTAGCGCGTGGAGTCAACAATCACTCGATGGGGGTAACCAACAGGAACTCTACCAGCTTATGGCTGTTGGAAGGAATGTTCAGGGATCCATTGATATTGATGATGATACGTGTTTTCCACGTTTTCAGAGGTGCATTGCAGCATGGTTTGGCCACCATGCTAGCACCCCTACCAGAGTTGTCGACGCTCTGGTCACCGTAACCAACGTCTTAACCGATGATGTACCTGATGAGGTCATGGTATCTTCTGCAGAAACTTTTGTGACTGCTAAAGACTCCATGTCGTTGAAATCAGGTGCGTCAGTATGCAGTGAGTCCAAAGGTGTTACTAGCCAAGTCGACAGAAATAGTAGAGTTGCAACTCCGTTCTCGCAACGAAATCGCGCTGGCAGAAAAGCGCAGGTTACTGTTACCACACAGGAGCCACTACAAGGCAATGCATTTACCCGGGCTGTGGTAAATGCAGTTCTTCCATCATCCGAACCGCTTATTGATGGAGCCGTTAAAGCGATCATTGATGGGGATATGGTCGTTGAAACAATTGTAGATTCTAGTGGAGTTACTCAACCGGTGAGTAGCGGTTCTGATCAATGCGTTAAGATACAACCTCGTGGTAAGAGGAGGCGCAAACCGATTAGAATTCCAGTATTAGCTGGAGAGGTGTCTGCGATGTTACGCTTGAGACACGGTTACTTGCATAAGAATGCTGAAAATTCTATGCTCGTCCGTCAAGATGCGTCTCGCCGTGTGCAGGCTCTGAGGAAAGATAAAGATCCATTATTCGTTAATCTGAGAGATAGTGACCTACTATTAGTAGTAGAGTACTCGAGTAGAATGTACTGGATCCCAAGTTCCGATGAATTGGACATGATTTCGGTCATGGATAATAATCCAATACTTCAACAGCGCAGCAACCAGTGGTCCAAATTTACAGGATCCACTAGTTGCGGCAACTAGGGAGGCTTGGGGCTTCTACGTGGATCTACTACCAAATCAACAGTTAAGGAAGAGACAGTCGTACGTCACCTTAACTGTGGTAATGGAAATCAATTCCACATTAGAAGAACCAGGCAGGCAGAGAGACAGAAGGTCTCTAGGACTTATTACAGAGTACGAAAGAGTAATGGTCCCGATTGGGATATTCCCAACAATGACATTGATTCAGTGTCACATGCAGTACTAGAAAGAGTATTTTTCGTGAAAGATGCCTCAGGAGTGTTTAAAACCGCTCCGAAGCCTTGGGATACAGAGATGTATCCTGGGGTGGAAAGTGAGAAGGTTCGCGTTAAGATGGCTCGAGAGTATGTGACAATAACAACGTCCACCTTCCGCAGTAAGATGAAAGAACTTGCTAACTTAGTAGGCAAAGCTAGCCCAATCACCGACGACGAGTTCGTTGCGTGTTATGGTGGAGCTAAGCAGAAATGTTACCAGGCTGCGGTCGACTCGCTAAAAGAGCAACCTTTAGCTGAGCGGGATTGTTATGTGAAGACCTTTACGAAGGCAGAGTACAGAAAGCCGGGCGGCGCGCCTAGGTGTATTCAGCCTCGATCACCCCGATACAATGTCAAGTTGGGTAGATATCTAAAGAAGATAGAACATACTATATTTAATGCTATAGACGAAATATTCGACTCCACTGGTGAACATAAAACTGTCGCCAAAGGACTTAATATGGTAGAGAGGGGAGAGGTGATCGCAGAAATGTGGAACACTTTCAATGATCCGATTGCTATAGGAGTTGATGCATCAAGATTTGATCAACACATTAACCGCTTGCTTCTAGAATTAGAGCAAGAAATAATGTTAATGTGGAGTGAAGGAGAGGGATCACCAGGCGATGATTTACCACCATTAAAATGGCTGTTGAGTAAACAGTTAGTTAATAAGGGTAGATATACTGGTCCCGATGGCTCCATCAAATATGAAGTGCAGGGAGCTAGAATGTCAGGTGATATGAATACCAGCCTAGGAAATGTAATAGTCATGTGCTCGCTAATGTACAGTTTCTTTGAACATTGCGGCCTGTTGGGCTTGGTAAAATTATTTAACGATGGTGATGATTGTGTCATAATTCTCGAGAGAAAGAATAAAGACAAGTTCGTCAACGACCTTCAAGGTTGGTTTAGACGCGCAGGGATAACAATGGAGTTTGACGGGATATATACAACACTCGAAGAGGTGGAGTTCTGTCAATCACGCCCAGTACATACAGCAAGAGGATGGACCCTTGTACCTCGTCCATCCAAGAGGTTATATTCTGATCTAATTAGCGATAAACCGCTAGCTAGTAAGAAAGT